GATAGTTACGTTAGGGTATGTTTCTTTTAATTTAGTAACTACTTGTTGCCCCAAATAATGGGGGTAATTACGTAAGGGCATTACGCTATGGTAAGGGTTTTGTTCAGCGCCCTGTAGAGGTGCTTGCCCGCCAGTGAACTGTACGAGCATATACTTACCAGACACTCCTGCCTTCTCTAAAAACGCATCTGCGCGGTCTTTCAAGTGAGAAGTAAATAACCTAGGGACCATCTTAGGGTCATAATCGACACCAAGTAACTGACAATACGCTTCTATTAGGTGTTGTTTACCAAAAGCAAAATTTGATTTATACGGCTCCGCATAAAATAAGTTATCGGACTGCATTATACGAGGCTCGCTAAGAGGTAAAGTCTGCTCAAAAGCGGCTTCAACAAGCTGATTGTTCACGAAACACTCGGGCCAAGGCGTATATACTTGTATGCCCCGTCCACTTTCTGTCGCTAGTTTAGGTATTAACGCGGTAAAAGCGATGCACTTACCGACTCCACCTTCAACTATATAAGTATTAAGCATATTTGACTCCTTCAGTCATTCTGTTTATGACGGGCACAGTGGCTTCTACCATCCAACCGCGCTCTTCATAATTTTTATACTCTTGTGCTAGTGGTACCACCCAAGCCATAGATTCTTGAGCCACCACCCCACCTACTCGTTCATCGTACACGTAAGTAGGAGCGATATCCTCGTCATAATGTACTAAATCAAGAAGTCCATCAGCCCACGCTTTTTTATATCTGAGGTACATCAGTGTATCTTCACCTACTTTAAACCGCTCATCAAAACGAAATAGCTTTGCGGCAGCTTTAGACACTAAAGTAAAACGTAGATGAGTTTCATACTCCGAAATATATCGTCTACACTGTTTCGCCCAAATTTTCATGTCAGAATCATCGGGGAGAGTGAATATATTTGCCCACCACTCTGAGTCTCTTTTAAAAGGGTAAACCTCAACGCCTTCAATTGAATCTGGGTCAATACCCCCCTCACATTCTTCTACAGGAAATAAGAAAGACGCGATGCTAGCGCGTATACCTTTTTGATTAATGTGCGCTAAAACGTCAGGCATCTTTGGGCCAAGACAGAGAGTGGTGTACACGTTGTACCCGTGCTCTGTTATAAAATCATCTCCATCGATCATAACAGCGTGAGTATTAGAAGAGGCTTCAAAAATGTCTAGAACACTATTTTTACCTTTTGCGGCGGTGCCATTACTTTCTGTAACGTAATGCTGTATACCTTCTGCACTACAAAAGGCCGCTGCACGTTCTTTAAACGCGTCATCAAGGGTGTTTATGACAACTACTGCTTCAGCTTTTGGTATTACTCTAAAATGCCGTCGTAGAGCGTGAATATTGTGAGAGCAAAGAATATAAAACTTTAGTTTACGCATCGGTAGGTTTAGGGTGTGCGTCCTTGACGGCCTGTATTTTTGCGTTCATGTCGTCAGAAAAAACACCTTGTTTAAACAAGTCATCAAGCTGATCGCCTATTGAAGGATACTCATCGCTTCTAGCCTGTCTATAATGAGTTATCTCAAGTCGCTTTAATTTAGCCCACATTACTTCTTGCTCTTCTGGGGTAAGTACATCACTTATTTCAGGAGTATCAGAATCAGACTCCTCTAGAATTGTCTGCACGCCATCTTCATCAACATGTATTCTTTTTAACCCCATACAAACCCCTACTAATATGTATTAAATGTAGTTTTCATAGCGTATTGAGTGACACTGTTATATGAATTAATACTAACTGGATAACAACAAGTGCCAGCATTACAAGTCCTAAACGCTGTGTAAACCCCCGGTATTATTTGAATACACCAGTTTGAAGTACAACTTGAAGCAAAACACGTATCACTTCGCCCACTTAAAAACACACGATTCTCGCATATGTTTGCACCCGCGTAAGTGTGCGAACCCGCTACGTAAGAAGCCTCCATCATAATACGCCAACACGTACAGGTAGAATTTATAGGGGCGCACCAAAACTGATACCGGACTAATGATTCTTGTTGGGTGTATATGTCTGGGTTTAAATCCGCAGTATTATAACACTGGCGGAGCGCAGAACTACTGTTAGTAGTTGTAGCGACATAGTCAAACGCTAGACAACACGTACCCTGCCGTAAATGAACTGTTGTAAACCTAGGCTCATCAAGGGATATACAACCATAGTTAGTATCAGCAATGGTAACAAAGTCTACTTCTGACCAACCGGTTGGGATAGCAAAGGACCCGGTGTAGTAAAAACTTAGATATCCAGTATTAAGTTTTACTAAGTCTTTAAAACAGGTGTAGTATCCGCTGGAAGACCCCGCAGTTAATACTTGCCCTGTCGAACCTCTGCAATACGGTAACCAATAGTCATAAGAAGAGCCGTAAACCGAGTTGATAAAGTAATACGGAGAATAAGTGGCACTAGTAGCACAGATGGTAGGCGTTCTAACGCACGAAACCCCGCACACACAACCGGTTGCACACACGTTACCAACCGTGCATGTACCAGTGCCACCCACACAAAACTTGTCCAAGCCTGAATACTGTATTTTGGAGTAGAGGCAATCAAATATAGCTACCGTAGTTCCGCCGATTGCACTATTATGAAAAAGATAAGTGGGACCACAACTTACTAACCTAAGAGAATCACAACTGCATATTGCGTTTATGTTAGCACTGTTATACTGAGCAGTTGAAAAGCACAAGCGGCCCCCGTTTACACACATGCTACAGCCTACACTGAGGTTGCAAGACACTGTGGCGCAGTTGGGGAGTGTGACGTTATTGTCAGCGTCGGCAAACACCGCTTTCTCAGCGGGCTGAGTAACGAATATAGTTTTAGTACCCGCGCTCCAGCTAACAGCGGAATCGCTATTAGTGGACTGAAGTATGGTAGTTCTAGTTAAAGTAGTGCCAGAAGCCGTATAAGTGCCGATACCAACTTCAAAGTCAGTACCGTCAGTACAGGCGTAATAGGTAGTGTTGCCATCACCTACCTCTGCGAAAGACTCAAACCCAGTTTCAGCCCCAGCTAGAGTATATACGCCGGTTCCTGTAGTGGTCGTAGTCTCTTTGACACGATCCTTTAACGCTAAAGCCATTACGCAATCCTAATGATTGAGGTACTCGATCCGTCAGTAGGCATAATAACTGTAAAGTTACCGTCGGTAGCAGTTTTGTCTTCAACAAAGTTAAGAACCGCAATAGCCGCGTTCGTATTCGTAGCGCTGGTGTTATATATAATAGCGCCGCGTGCGGTTAGGTCTACGTTTTCAAACACAACATTCTCAAAATCTACGTGAGCTGTCGTGCCGGTCAACGTAACAGTTACGTTATTAACTGCTACTCCACCCGCTGTATAGTTTGTGCCCGAAGTACTAACTTCGTTAGCTGTTTCATAAGCGGTAGTAGTAGCCCCCAAATCTGCGCTGGAAGTATACAAAGCCATTTTTAGGTTATCATTAAGTAAATCGTGATCGCCTTCCAAAAGTTGTTCCTTAAAAGAACTACACATTGCTTGAGTAATTGCCATGATTAATATCTCCTCATGTTACTGAATATCGAGCTTGTTCTGTTCGATATAAATCCTGACGGTTTTTACCCTCGCATAGCAATTTAAGCTGTGCAAAAGCCTCGTCATAACGTTTTTGGTACTGAGCTATCACATCCTGCTCACCCTTCATAAAAGTATCCGCTTCTAGTAAGACGCCATCCAACAAAACAGCGTCAAAATTATCCCCTAGCCACGACGTACTCGCCGTTACAATAGACTCTGGGTAATAAAAATAATGAAGTTCAACGGAATAATTGGAGTCTGGAGTGGGTCCAATTAATAAAGAGTCCTTATCAAACTGAGCATAATGCGTGGGTAGCCCAGTGTCAGTAGGGTTAGGAAACGCTTCTCGAATAAAATTAACGTCCTTATTCATCAAATAACTGTAGTTACCGCTACCATCTACAACCGCTACAGAAAACGTAGTAATCCAATCTGTGGGCAAAGATACGTATTTATTGCCACTGGTAGTACTACCCGTTACGTTTTTTCGTAAATCTAAAATCTGCACGCCATTGTATATGCGTTGCTCAGCTTGACGTATGAACGTATTTACTTGCTCAACCCCAGTAAAATCGACAGTTCCAGAGCCGGTAGAAGAAGTCCATGAAACGGCAGGGAAGTCGTTTTCAACGTATCCTTTAACTGTTTCAAATAATGTAGTGTAGTTCACAATTGCTCCTACGAAACCGTTACAGTTACTGTACCCACCGCTCCGGTACCCACTAAATCGTTGGGTATACCTAGATTATAAGGATCAGATAAACCTACTGGATTCCAACCCCATTGTATGTTCCTAGATTCAACTCGGCTACTATCTGGCCTAGGATTACGTAACGCTTGAGGATCTTCAATAGCATACATACCTAACTGCAACTGAGGCTGATCTGGCTCCCAACACGAAGGGCATACCAAAATGTTAACCTGTTTAGTCTTAATTGTAAGAGGTTTTAACTCCTTCAATTTATACTGAAACCCGCAGCGATCACATATTCCTAGCGACTTTTTACCGGAAGCAAAACTACCCGCCACGCTACCTCCTAGTAGAAGAACTCTCGTGGGGCTAACCGCAATGAGGCTTTTTCTCTATCCTCAGACGAAGCTAACATCCACTGCTCTTCATAAGATGTCTTTAACATCTCGATACGGTTCATAGCCTCCGGAATCTTTAACGCTAAATAATAGGCTAGCCCAGCTACCAAGCAAGGTAACATGCGAAATGGTATGTCTTGTGTGGTAGCTCCGTTACCCGCATCCTGAATACGCCGCATACGCCAATAAGACAAAGTATAATCGCCATCAGGAACAGGCCAGACATTCGCTTGTGGTGTAGCAGCGGCCCTATCAATCCATAACTGTACGGGGCGTCCCTGTACATTTTTGTTAGGGATGCTTGCGTATGTAGATACGCTAATTCTAGTAATGCTAAGATCTGATTGACTTGTACCAGTTCCTGTACGTATTACATGATCGAGCAAGTCAATTGTGTCTGCGGGCAAATCATAAGTAGCTGTGCCGCTAGTTAAGGCTACCGACCCTTCTTCAATAGTCCACAAATTAATCCCACGATTCGCCCACTCAATAGTCAGTAAATTCAAACTACGTCTGGCGGTACGTAAATCATAACCTGTACGAAGCTCAGTTCCACAACGCTCAAACGCTTCCTCAACAATATTATTGAGGTCTAGATCAAATGTCGCTGTGCCTGACGTTGCCATTACTTCTTCTTCCTTTTAAGCGGTGCCACTCTACGTGGCTTTCCTGCGGGTTGCCCTAGCCGCTTCTTCTGGGCTATACGTTTCTTCTTCTCCGCAGCCGTCATTTCTCCTGACGTTTTTGGAGTTTTGCTAGAAACTCTTTTACTCGGTCTACAATACGGCGTACCGCGCTTTTCATC